CGATTGGAAGTGTACGTGGTAGTCGTGCCGCCGGTGCCCAGAACCGTCGGTGCGGTGGACACTACCGGGTTGAAGAAGGTGCCATAGTAGGAGGTTACGCTGGAATTAATCACAAGCGGCCCGGTCATGGTGTCGCCAGTAATATTTACGTATGTGGTGGGGATTGAGGATAAATCCGCATTTGCTACTGCTGTTGAAATATTCCAAATTGCGTTATCTATATTATCCATGCTATTAGCAAATGGAGTAACATAATTAGTATCCCCTGTTGCTGGCTTATAAAGGGAATAATGCGGAGTATACGTTCCAGCGCAAACGTTTAACGTCAGTATAAAAGGTAGTAATATTTTAAACATTAAGCGGCCTCGTATAATACTGTACCCCTACCCTGCGCACCAGCTCCACCGTCCGCGCCAGCCCGCATTTGAACTCTGATAGAGGTATTGAAAGAAATATTCAAATTCTCCGGGCTTGTAAAAGCTATAGGGAAAGTAGCCGTAGTCATACCCAAGACTTCGGTTGCGGTAGTGTTTAACGGAGTTACGCAAGCTACGCACGCAGTTAGAACACCCACATCTCCGCTTGTGATAGTATTTAAAGCTGTACCGTCTATGGTCACTGTTATATATGCTGCGGTTAATGTTCCGCTGACAGCCGTAAAGTAAATATTCTTTAACATTCCGCTTGTAGTAGTATTTACAATATCCACCCAGGCAGTAGTAGAGAAATTATTAGTAGCGAATTTAAAACCATAAGGATTATTCATAGCGAGCCATTGTCCCCCTTCATATCGTTCCATTCTTGAGTTTGTAGAATTATAAATCATCATACCCGCAGTCGGGGTTAATGCATTACGTTGTGCTGTGGTCAGTATAGGCATTAACATTGCTTTAGGCATAGCTGACATATCAAGACAAGTACTGGCGTTAGCCGAGTCTTTTCCTATAGCAACACCCGAAGCCGTAGTAGTTGGATTTATAGAGCCCATCCATGCTGATTTCCATGACTTTCCGGACGCGCCCAGATCGTAGGTTAAATCTGCCGTTGTCCCTGACATCATCGGCCATAAAGTACCCTCTATCCAATCAAACTTAGCTTCAACTTCCGAAGCCTTTGCTTTTCTCCCGGCTACTAAATCCGGCCATGTCGCAGTCGTTGTTGCTGGCATAATATTAAACCTCTCTCAAATGGAACTGTTCGCTAAAATCGTCCAGGTCTATAGTCTTTGATAATACTTTAAAACTCTTTTCGTCCCAATCAAAATTTTCTCCCTCTACCGCCCAATTATCTCCATCCCAATTAAATCCATCCCATAATGTCTTATTCGCCAGATTGTATGAATAATGAGAAACGTCTACTCTGTCTAGTGGATCTAATTCAGGATGGAATTTAGCTTTTAAATCCACCTCACCTTTAACTGATGAATATTCGGTAAATAGATTATCAGATATGCTTTGCGCTGTGGTTGTATTTGCCACCCATGTATTATCAAATTCGTAAATACGCGCTCCATATTTCCATTGCACATTGGACGGGGTAATTGATGTAGTAGTCCCTGATGTGACGTATGACGTTGTGGTATCGTCTTTAAGGTACTTCATCCGAATATTATTATATACTTTATTGAACGATTCCTTGTAGGAATTAACTCCGATTATATTCTGTCGTGGAAATCCTTGTCCATAGAAAGAAAATTGACTGGATGAAGTATTCGGGGTTCTATCCGCAAAAACAAGGCCTCCATATCTATTTATGTATAATACAAATCCCTCTACTTCTGATAGTTTAGTCATTAAATCCCACGCCGTACCCTCATTATCAAGTGCGGTAGAAGTGGCTATATTGTAATTATTAGTTGTGGTCTGTATGTTCCAAGAGGGGGATGATATGTACTGCCGGAAGATATACGCGCCTCCTGCCGTGTGATCCCTTATTTTGGTTATTAAATCAGAGGCCGTTTGTGTAGGACCTAGCCCCGCTATCTCATTGGCCCTTACACCGTCGAATACGGATTTAAGCGAGGAAGCGTTTAACGTAGTTTTATTATCGGATGATATTGGTATCTCTTGGTCAAGGATGAATATGCCCTGCGTGCTGTTAAGTGGATACTCAGTACCGACACCCCAAGCCGCGCCCCACGGGAAACCCCAGCCACCTGACCCAGGAGTAGGATCTGCGTCTAAAGCTCTGTATCCAGCCTCTATCTTTAGAAGCGTTCCATATCTGGTCAGATATCCATACCAGAAAGAATTGTAATTATTCTCGTCGTTAAATTTCCCGGTCTTGTTATCCACCTGTAAAGTAATACCAGAAAGAGTAAATCTGTTAAGACGCACATCATCTACCCCAGTACGGATAGAACCCCATCGTATAACGTATGGAGTAATATTCTGCCATGTAGATTCATATAGCCCTGTAGAGGCCGATTTACGCTTGATATAGGCCCTCCTGAATACCGTACAGACAGGAGCGTTTATTAAATCCGTTAAAGACATTTAGGCCCCAGGGGTTTCTTCTATCGTAACGTGCCCATTCCATCCCTGCGTTTTAGAATTGTCGGCAAATGTAAAATTCCAGTCGTTAGTCCATACCACCTCATGCGCCTGACCCAACCATGCGCTTGCGGTGGGTTCCGGCACGAAATAGAATGCACTACCGGCATTGTATAATGCCAGTAAATCATCTTTGAACGCAGTAGTTATATACCGCATTTTAATTGTGGCCTGGAATTTTGAATCTACTACAAAAAGAGAAGTTCCACCGTCCGGCATTATGTGCTTAACCTTTTGCTTGAATAGTTTAGGATCGTAATTATCAGCTTCTGGATTTACCTCAAATTGCGTATTACAATCAGATATAACAAGTTCTCCAATACTGCGTTCTCCTGTGGCTATCACGTCATCCATCTGTATTTGAATACTAGACACAGTTGTAGAATTAAAAGCAAAATAATGATTCGTTGAGCTGTTAGCCGTTACTGCGCAATCAGGACTAAACACATTCGCCGTAGCGGAATTGTAATAAATCTTAAACGCTTTCAGATTATGATTCTGTAACAATACCCGGCTTACTACAGTAGGCTGCGAAAAGACTATATTCAAAGTTGTAGACGTGGCCCCGGTGTAATCCGTGGTTATATAGTCCAATGCCAAATTACGGTCGTATAGGTAGGAAAACGTACCACTACCAGAATCTGCTATACACATCGAAGTAGTGTTTATTAAATTCTGGTCTAAAAATTCAAATTTACTCATAAGTAAGACCGCCTATTTCTCTGACGTTCAAATAGTTTTTCATCTATCTTTTGTACAAATTCGTTTATGGAATAATCATCGGCTACTATCGCCCCGGCCTGTACGATAATTGTAGTGCCACCTGCACCTCCCAGAGTTTCTCGTAGCTTGTCTTTTGTGCGTTCATCGTCTAAAGGTATGGCTACTTCCGCTTTCCCGGCTTCTGCCATTATAGCCGACGTGCCACCTGAACGTGGCATTATCATCCCGCCCTCTGCTAGTTTTACTCCTGATATACTGGCGACGTTGGATAAACCCGCTGCCGTTACCAATGCCGCTAAGGCGAAGTTCCAGGGAGGGGGGGCAGAGGCTAGGGCTTTATTAGCGGCTGAATATGTATCAATAGTAGCTGTAGATATAGCCGCCGCTTTCCCAAATGCCGCCAATGTCTTATTATGGCTATTCGACATAGTGGAAATAGTGGAAAGAGTAGAAAGCATATTTTTCTTTCTATCCTCATTCCCTTTAATCTGTATTAGAGTTTTAGCTTCTTCATGCCTCCCAGCCGCTTCTAATTCAAGTGCCATAGATACGGATTTTATCTCCGCTATCTCTTGCTCTGTCATTCCAGCTGTGTCTATTTCATTTTGCGCTTCTTGTAACAATTTAGCCTGACGCTTTTCTTCTTCTGTGTCCTCTGTGGCTATCCCACCTTTCGCCCCTGCTTCTGCTTTTATACGTTGTTGTTCTGATATAGCTTTATTCTGTTTTTCATACCATGCTAATGATTTCTCAAGAGTGGAGAGCCTGGCTTCTTCCTCTTTTGCTGACCCGCCATGCTCTTTAAATAATGTTATACGCTCTCTTTCTGCCTTAATAAGTTTATTAAGTGAATCTATCTGAGATCCATATACCCCATTTGTTTTCTCATTCAAACCTAAATAATCCGCTGTTGCAATAGTAGCTTCTTTAATCCATTTTAAAAATGCACTAGCCGGGCCTATAAATCTTTTACCCAGAGATTCCAATAATTCATCAAAAGTATTTTTAAGTTGAGCTATCTGTCCGGAATATGTGCCTGCCTCCGCAGACGCAGATCCCCCGAATCTTGAATTAACCTGTGATAAAGCCGCCGCGAATTTCTCCGCTTTAGGTATATTGTCCGATATAACTATTCCATACCTAGATAGAGTTCCAGTTTCACCCACGGACGCTTTTCCCAATAACATCATCGTAGTGCGTAAATCAATACCAAGAGCCGATGACATATCTGCGGCGGCTTGTGTAGTAGCTTTTAATTTATCTCCAGTTAGACCGAAAGTGGTCCCTAGTGCCATCGCGCCTAGTACGGCCTCATCAGCGTATACGGTTGTTTTCTGTATCTGATTAGCAAATGCAATAAGATCATCTGTAACTGCTTGCGATTGTATACTCTGATTCTTTAAGGCCTGATTAAGTTTTATAACCGCCGCTTCTTGTTCACCATATGCGCTTAATACTGTATCAAGTACGTTTATGATAGTGGTGAATGCTTCTTTAACCGCTAATACACCCTGCCGTAATACTGCGAGTTTGGCCGCAATACTGCCTATGCCTTTAGATACAAAATCTTCAAGGGATAATATCAGACTTGCTTTTTTATCAGCCACTGTGTTTATCCTTTTCCATTCCTATGGACGCTATAAAATAATCAAACATCTGCTTTTCAGGTTCATCAAACGCTATATCCGACGGTCTACACCCATACCGCTTAGCGACGCAATCCAGAATATAAGCCGATTCTTTAGATAAAAAAAAAGGGATTTAATACCTTTGAATCTGTTAAGACTATGCAACATAACCTCTTTGAATAACTTAGATCCCACTTCCTGATCACGGAATAAGTCCTCTATGGTAAGTCCGTCCTCTTTTCCTCGCTTATCACTTTTCCCTATGGGTACAAGCTCCGGATAAACTACCGCCACTTCGGTTATCCTCATCATTTGGTCCAGCATTATCTTAGGATCAGTTACCTTTGACATATCCCTGCGCCCATTCATTGCGCTGAATATTTGAGGCATATTATCTGGCAGGAAATCCATCACAGGATTTATCTTCCGTATGATGAATTTCTGCCCAGATATATAGACGGTCTTATGTCCCTGTAGTTGTGCTTTAGTCATAAGAGGCTATGTTATTCCTTACAGTAACTTTAACATCGTAGCCGGTAGTAGTATTAGGATTGTCTACAACAACGTCAAATGGTATTTCTGCGGTAAGTATATCCCCAGGCCCTTTAAGTTCGGTATCAGGGCTGTTGTAGAATATCTTTGCAAGGTCCACTTGAACATAATAACCAGATGAAGCTGAAGCGCTTATTAATTGAGTGGATGTAAACTTTAGCTGTGCTGCCGCATTGGTCCCGGAAAGGAATGTATCATACGCCGTGGTAGTGTCTATCCTTTGCATTATCTTGAACTCCACGGACCTATTAGTAGCCGGAAGTACGGATATAACATTAGAGCCTAGTTCCCTAGCGTCCTTATCTGATTTTAGGTTGTTGTTTATGGTAAGCTCGAATCCCTGTATCTTCTGCGAAGAACCGCTATATGTATATGCGCCCTGCACATAGGTTAGAGGCAGGATTGAGGTCAATGTCATAACTGCTGACAAATCTTCTGACAAGGCTGTGGAATCTTTGAAAATAAAGTCATATGACATCTTAACCGGCTCCCCCACGTTTGCCGTCATTTTCATAGAATTGACACGCCCACCTTGATACCTCCATGTTTGTCCAGTTGCTTTGCGTAAGTTAAAACATACTGAAGATACACTTGCGCTAAAGTTTCCGGATATCATCGTATGAAGATACGAGCTACCGGAAGCTGCCGTAGTAGATATACCACCACCAAGAGCCGCCGCCATAGCCAGTACGCTTTCCTGCGGATGTAGATACTGTTCCAGTGTTCCACCTACGCTTTTGTCCAGCATTACTCGCCTGTGTGGGCCACGATTGGTAGATAGTGACGGTATTTTTTGGGATGTTATATCCGTCTTAAATGAGCAAGAGAGGGCTTCTATGCACGCCATACTCGCCGTAGTAGATTGATAAGTACCGAACGAGGCTTCTCTGCCTATTGAGATATAAGAGTTAACCACCGCCCGCGCTGAATCACCTTGTGCCATATATTAAGTCCTCCCGCGATTTAGTAAAGCCATTTCTGGCTTCTGCCAGTTCCTTAGTGTGTGTCTTTATTTTATCGAACCATTCCCTGCATATCTGCATTGCCTTGTGGTCTTTATTTATATTCTCCAACTCATCGTATAATTCCCTTTTATATCTGCAATCAAGTATTCCACGACCTGAACAATTCACGGCTGGAAGATTAAAAGAAGTAAGATATTGCATAAGCCATTTAGCGGAGAATAAAAGATTCTCACTGGTAAAACACCTATCGCCGTTTATATCCAGCATTGTTCTGTGGTGCATATAATATCTCTTAGGGGTAGGATTATTCCATGCGTAGTAATTGCCTTTTGGAGTCCATGAATAATCGTATCCAACTAAAAGATATTTCTCGTACCCGGACCAATTAGCGGCAGTCTTTTCGTCGCATCCGGTCCAGAATATAACCATAGCGTTTGAAACGTTAGAACCGGCCGGCATTATGCGTATTTTATCTCCAAATATGGGAGTAAAATTAACCTCTGTCCCTATAGCGTCTTTATTAACGTAAAAGTATTTATCGCCTTTCCATGCGTGTGTCCATTCTGGATTAGCGTAGGCCGTAGCCATTAAAGATACTCCATCGGTTTCATTCACGTATTTATCAAGCCATTTAAAAGGGATGGAAGCGTCGCACAATATAACGTAATCGGCCTTTATTCCGTGTTCAAGTAAAGCTCCAAAACCTTTATCGCATACAGTAATCTCATAGCGATCACGGTATTTTTTTAGCGTGTCGATATTGGCTTCGAGAGATTCCCCCATAGCGGATAAAACTGAGAATTTCCCAATCTTACTATTATGCAATTCCCTACAATCCTTATATTTTAATTGTGCGTTTTTCTTAGCATTAGGTAGCCACAATTTATCACCAAATTGGCCCCATACCTGTCTACTTTGATTCCTGACATCTTTATAAGATAAGCTCATGTTTTATTTCCCCTGTTATCTAAAATAATACTTAGCTTTTACTGAAATCATTACACCTTTTATCAGAGTTCCTTCACCCTCAAATGGCCCTATAAAATCCGTTGACTCCGGCTGACACCATGCGGCTGTACCGGATAAAGTGTATTCTTCACGGATGGAGGTTTCGATGTTATCAGCAAGTTTATAAATATCTGTCAGCAAAGCGTCATTTGTGCTAGTGGATCCATATTTCTTGTAAAGTCCAACAACTTGATATGTGACATCAGCGGATTTAAGCTCACGCGCTGAACCTGTACCACCTATTCCCTCAAATTCCTCGCTCTTGTTTTCTATCTTTATGAATATAGCAGGGAATTCGTAATTACGTAAATTGACTACTGCGGGATCTGCAATAGCTATTTTCTTTATTCTTTCGTCTAGTCCTGTGGATATATCATAAGAGCAAGTAGTAGTATTCGCGTTGTTTATCGCGTTGTATAAAGCCGTTACTTTGGATGAATAATTAAAAGCCATTATTTAATACCAAATGCCAATGAGGATATTATATTTGCCATCAAATCTTTTGCCTTTTCGCTGAACCACATAAATTCACGTTGCGGCATACCGTCCGTACCTGAATCGTGCCTGTGTCCATATTTTGAATTTGCAAATATCTCTATAGCGTTGTATGATACTTTCTTAGTATTTGTAGGCAATATAGAACCCCGAAGTTTGCCAGTTAATTGCAGTATTTTATTTGAGGGGTTATATCTGCTATTTATTTTATTTTTAATAGCGTATTGTATTTGTGTTTCTGGACTTCTTGACTTCCATTTCCCAGTAGGTCCTTTCTCATCTTCAAAATGCTGCATTAGATCTTTAAATCCCGCTGTCATAAATGCGGATTTTAATAGTTCGGATGGATTCTTAATTTTATTTTGTATGGAAGATAAAAAACCTGTCCATTCTCCAGCATTTAATTGAGCATGAAGTGCCATTAATTTCTTCCATCCGTTATGTCGCCAATTCGATCTTGTGACACTTCCCATTTGTCAGGTTCATCTAGGTCAAAGGTTCTGGAATATCCATCTGTGGATGAAAGAAATCTTGAAGTAGAAATAGGGGATACTGCCGATCCATCTGTTAATGCTAAAGTAGTTTTACCATCGCGTATTCCCTCAAGCATTTTCAAATCTTCTTTATATGTAAGATACCATGGATTATCACGCTGCCCGTCCTGTACCGAAACCCCGCGAATGTGAAACCATGAGGCGATATCTTCAGATAGAGTCCTTATTATTGGCGGTACAATAGTAAAAGGTAAAGAGTACCGGGCCGAGATGTAGCTGTTAACCACGCTCTCGGCCCGTGTGATGTGCGCCGATAAAGCGTCTACGCCCGCGCTATCTGCCGTAGAATTACCCGCTAGTAGATTAGGGATAAGACTAGTGAAAGATGTCGTTGTGGCGTAGATACCCATATTAATCAATCTCCGGGATGTTATTGTCTTTCAACAGCCTATAGAAAGCGTCGTCTTTATTCTTTCCAGAGCGCAACCGAAGAACTCTTACAAGTTTTGAAACCACACCTTTAGGCTTTTTAAAAAATGCAAGTAACTCTGCCGTAT